GAATACAATAAATTCCCCTGGCGTGTTCGCGGCGACATAGACGTCGCAGATCACCTCTCCGGCCTGCTCGACTGCTGGCGGGTTGTTGGTCTCGTCGCAGATGACCTGGAAGGCGTCTTGCGGGCGCGTGCCAGCGAAGATGCCCTGGTTGAACAACCCGAGCATGAAGCTCTCGGTCGCGAGCTGGATACGACCGCGAAGCGTGGCGCCGACGTTCTCGAACACAAACCCGTGCGTCGAGTTGAAGATGCTCGCCTTGAGGAAGTTGAACAGGCGCCGCACGTGGATGAACTTGAAGTCGTCCGGAGGATTCTCCAAGGTGCGCGCGCCCCACACGACGCGGCCGGTCTGTGGCGTGTCGATGAGCGCGTTGACCTGGCTGTTGAGCAGGATGTCCAGCTCCGAGAACTCGGACACGCGCTCCAGGCCGACCGAGAATGCCAGACGGCCATCGACGGTACCCGCTGGCGCCTTGCCCACGCTGCGGGTCGCATCCGTGCGCGCGTACACGCCCGCGATGTGACCCTGCGGTGGCACGTTCACGTTGCGGTCAGTGACCGGGTCCGCGATTGTGATGTACGGCCAGTACAGCGCCGCATAGGACGAGCTGATACCCAGCGTGTTGCGCCGGTAGTTACGGGCCTGCTGGGGGTTGAGCCCCGGCGGCGTGGCCAAAATGATGAACCACTTGCCGTTGGCCTCGGCCTCCGCGACCTCGTCTACGGCCATGGACACATTGCCAGCCGTATCCGGGATCGCGATATTCATCAGCTCATCGGTCTTGAGGAGGGCGTACATGCCCTGACGATCTTGCTTGAGCGTCGGGTTGGTCAGCTGATTCCGGCCAATCGGCAACACGCCGTCCGTTCCTCCCGAGAGCGGATCGGTATTGAGCGCGGCGACCGGCTGGATCCGGTACGAAATCGAGGCGAACGATCCGGTCACCGGAGTGACTCCGGCGCCTGCCCCGTGCGTCGTCTCCGCCCTGGAAATCGCCACCAGGGCCTTGAAGGCGAACTTGCCGGTCTCGTAGTCGATCCGGTTGAAACCAACCGGTGCGCCCGGATCCACGTCTCCGATGAGATTGCCCTCGCCGTCATCGGTGATCGTGCGGACTGCGCCGCCTTCCTCGGTGAAGGTGATCGTGACAGACGCTTCCTGAATCGGCGTCTGGAGGTTCGGCGATCGCGTGCCCACGGGGATGTCCGGGAAGCCGTCGGGGTCGGCCAAGGCCGTCGAGCCAAAGCCCGTGGTCACGCCGTTGCCAGCGCCTGCCACGCGCACGCGCAAGCGGCCGTCGAGGTTCGCTGGCTTCTCGTCGGCATTCGACGGCTCCGCCAGGATGACCAGCGCCGAGCCAGTGCCAGGCTCGTTGACGGCCGTGATGGCGTAGTCGGAGCCGGACGGGTCCGTGAACTGAACCGAGCCGAACACTTCCTGTACGTTGCCTTCGAGCAGAATCAGCACGTCGTGCTTGGAGTACGAGGCCGTCTCCCGATCGTAGAAGTCGGCGTTGCCGCGGACTTGAACATCGACGTCGTTGCCCCACGCTCCGCGCGAAATCGGATCGACCGGGAAGGCGTTCTGGATGTAGGCGGCCTCGATCAGGTTCAGATCGTGTGGCGCCAAGAAGGCGACTCCGACCGTGAATGCCACTGCGCCGGTCCCGTAGTCGATGGTTCCGGGGACATCGAGCGTCGCGCCGTTGATCACGCCGAGGCCATCGTCTGTGACAGTGCGAACCGTCCCCGCTGGCGTGTGCGTGTGAGACGGAAGACTCGCCGTGTCCGGCACCTGATCGAGCGCGCCGCCGTCGCCGGTCAGCTCGAAGCTCAGGTTCCAGTGACCCGTAGAGTAGTCGATGAACCCGCGCTGATCTCCGGCCGCGTCCAGCAGCAAGCCGTCCTTGTTCGGATCCGTATAGAGAACCGGTGCCGCCGACACGAGCGTGCTGATCGAGACAGTGCCAGGCACGACCGGGGCCCCGCCAGCGACGATGATGCGACCGTGAACATCTTTGACCGAGCCGACGCCAGCGACGCCGTTCACGGCTGGCGTGTACGTGCCAGCAACCGCTACAACCGGCGTACCAGTCTCGCGGTACTCAATCGTGACCGACCCAGGGCGGACCGGTATTTTTGCGAGCGACCCGGCAACTGCCTTGGTGACGCCGTCGCCGATATCGATCGTCTCCTCACTCGTCGGATTGCCGATGGATCCGGTGGCAGCCACCGCATCGGAAGCTACGACGCGCACCAGGTACGCGCGCACGCCGCCGTTCGCGAAGAACGCGAACACGTGCGTGAGCATCTGGCTCGTCTCGTTGAACGAGCCGTATGTCCGAGTGGCCTGATCGAAGTTCGTGACCAACACCGGCGTGTCAGTCGGTCCGCGAGGCGTGAAACCGACCGTGCCGTAGTTCGATGTAGAAACGCCCTGAATCGACGTTAGTCCACGCCGACGTTCCTCGACAAACACACCTGGATGAAGCCGTTCTGTCATTGCCCGTCACCTCTCGTCGGATACCGACGACAAAGGGTATGTCTACTGAGGAGTGTATCGATCTCGTCGCCTACGCCTTCGCTCCGAAGGCTCTTGTTCCGACTCCGACTCCACAGGCACGGGCGTGCCATCTCCAGACTGCTCGCCTTCTTCCGACTCCGAAACAGAAGCTACCACAGTCTCCGGCTGTTTCGGATCAATGGATGACTTCTCTTGAACGCTTTTGGCTACCTCCGGTGGAGGCGGATCCGACTTCTTGATCGGGGGCGCCGCTGGCTTGGCCGCAACAACGGCGGCAACAGAGGGCGGAGTCGGCGCTACCGGTGGGTCCGGCAAGCGCTTCACCAAGCCAACTTTGACCAGATGAGCGACCGCCGACGGCATCGCATAAAATTTGGATCGCGGAGTGATCACGGCTGGACCGTCCGGCAGATCGATTGCCGCCGTGACTCGGCCAGCATAATACCAGTACGGCAAGCTCATGGTTTTGTACCAGCGATCACGTTTGTCCGAAGGGTTGGAGATGTTGGGGCAAGGAATGGTTCTGCGAAATCCAACTCGCCCTCGACTCTCAACGAAATAATGTGTCCTTGCAACCGATCTGAGATGTCAGTCAGCTCTGATAGCGGATCAAACGTATCGACGAAGGCATGGTAGCCGCGCTCGTCGCCCTCGGAATCGATCAAGAATACCTGGCCGTAGGCCCAGAACCGCGCCCCTGCATGGCGCAACATCCGATCCGCATCGATCCTCAGTCTGGACCTGAGCTGGATGTCGTAAGAGATTTCAAACGGGTACGTCCACAATTTCTTCTCGATCCTGTTGGGCATCATGCGCCCACCGGGACCGGCCACCTGTTGCGAGTTCGACGCAGCGACCTGATATTCGTGTCCACCGGGGAACCAGCGATTCATCTGCTGGACAGCCGACGAGCGCGTAATCACAATTTCAGGCAGATGCGCAGATTGGTACGTCTCATCCGGCTCCGACATCACGATCGGCACCAGACCGTTGTACTCGCCCGGCCCGTTGACACCGCTGATCCTCACCGCGTAGGTCTGCACCTGCTCGCCATCCAGAACGACGTTCACAAGCTCTCCGCCTAGCGTCGTTGCGACGCCTAGATCGAAGTGCTCAAGAAAGACGCTCCCGCTGCGGCCGTTCGCCAATGCCGTCCCTCTCAGGGCAAGCGGCGCGCGATCTCGTCCGCAAGGCCGACCTTGGTGGCCCACGCAGCCAGATCGGCAGTGGTCTTTACGGCGACGGGATGCTTGGCGGACAGCTCCTCCATGGCCTCGATGACCACTTTGCCCGCTTGCGCGATGCTCACTTCCGCCGCCTCGGACACGGAGCCCGCAACGGAGTCCACGTACGCGCTGATGAAGTCGGACGACTCCTCGTTGCCGTCGCCCTCCAGCATCGAACGCAGCTCCTCGGCCTCGTGCAGCTGGATGTGGATGATCGCCTTGCCCAGAGTCGCGTTTACCTTGTCGATGTTCATGCCCAGTCTCCTTTGGGTCTCGGTTATCCCGAGACCGCTTTTTGAAATCGTTCAACCCTGCTGATCACGGACCCTTGCTCCTGCTTGATCACCAGATTCTTCTGCCAACGCTTCTCCGATGGAACCGTCAGCCATCGTACCAGTTTTTTCAAGGCCGCATCCACATGCTCTGTGCGCGCGGCTTTGATTGCAGGGCGCCAGTGTGCACTCGTCTTGGACTGGATGCCAAATTCTCGGCGCAGCACCTCGAAGCCGATGTCTCGTGTGACCTTGCGGCCGAAGCGCTCCTTGGCCGCCCGGAACTGTTTGATGCCAGCCTTCTGTAGCTGTTTCTGGACTGCTGGCAGCTCTTTCTGTCGCTCGACCTCGATCTTCTTCACCTCGGCCGCCGTGGCTCGAATGGCTCGGATGGAGGCTACCCTTCGGTTCGGCTCGTACGGCAGCGTGTCCATCGTCCAAGGGCTGTGCTTGGCCAGTATTCCTGCCGCCTCGTCCACCAAGCGGCGCTCGCCGCTCGCCATGTCTACTTTCTTGGCGGCCTTGACGAACAGCAGCGTCACCGCGGCATCCTCCTGCTTGAGCTTCGATGCGAATTTGTAGCCAGGCGCAAGGATCCCGATCACCTGGTCAGCGCCCTTCACGTTGACCTTCCGCAGGTGAAGCATCCCCGGATACCCAGGCACGTCACCAGGCGCTCTGCTCACGACGTCGGCAAGTGCCTGCTCGGCGACCAAGAACGGCAACCACTCGATGATCGCCGCGATCCTCTCGTCCAGCTCGCCAACCATCACCCGGATCTGTCGGTTCCGGTTATTTGGCTTCACCGTGAACTGGAGCGCTGGCTTAGCCATTGGACACCCTTCTGCGCGACAGCTCGGTCGCCACCACCAACCGATCGATGGTCGGGGCATGGCGCGAACAAATGCCAACGAACCGCGTCGGCTGGCAGACCGACGTCACGGCCTCGGCCGCACGCTCTCCGCAGAAGCAGCAATAGGTTGCCAGCGCTGACTCGCTGAGCGGGCCTTCATACAGCGGGTAAGACATCCCGGACACTGGTCCGCCGCAATCCTGGTTGCCGAGGGCGGCCTCGCACATTTCCATGCCGCGCGCCTTGGCCCGCCAGAGCTTCGCGCAGCACGCGCATGGGAAGGCGTACCCCTGCGCCATGAATTTCTTCGCGTTGTCGCTCATCCTTTGCTCAGCTCATTCCGGTGCCGCCTCAAGCGTCTCGGCCGGGCCGACTCGGGGCGGACGATAGGCTCGGCTGAATTCCCAGCGACGGAACGTCCGCCGAGCCTCCCCGTGTCATCTTGCGGATGTCGTACATTTTCGGGTCCAACTCAATCTGTAGATCGGTGCCAGAAGACCTGTCCATGATCATCACCGACCTGGTCTCATCCGAGACGCCGAGCACGACGCCGCGAGCTACCAGCGCGCCCGCGCGCGTGCGGATCTCGACTTCTTGGCCAGCCGCGTACGGCAGACGAAAGCCTTCTGTCATCGCAGCATCGAGCTGACGTGCCCAGCTCATCGGTCCTCGCGCGTCGGCGTAGTGACATCCAGACCAAGGATCTTGCGACCAGGATCGAACGTCGTCCTGCGCGCAAGAGCGATCGTCCATTGCACGAATGCTTCGCTCGTGAAAATGCCGCCGTCGCGATCCGATTTCACGACGTCCCAGAACTGATAATCGGAGCTGAACGGCCTGTTGTTCCAGAGGTGAATGACGTCGCCAATCTTCGGCTCCGGAGCATCGGCCAGCTCGAACTCTTTACGCGACACGGAGAGCGTCGCGGTTGCGCTGCGCTGAAGACCGGAGTCCTCGGCGGCGGCCTGCGTGTCGCCGGTCTGATCGAACATGAACGCGCCCATCATCTCCCATGGGCCGTGGTACTCCCAGTTCCCATTGGTTGACGGCTCTGCGTACAGCGGATGTCGATTCTTGGCCCTGCGCACCGAGTAAATTCGGAACGACGTTCCGGACAGCTTCGCGGGTTCCGTGGCAACCGAGTCCCATAGCGGTAGCTCGGCTGGAACGCCGCCTCCGCCACCGGGGAAGATGTTTGGCACGTTAGCGGCGCCGCCTGCACCGGCCCCGTCGAGGGTCGTGTCCTGACATGCGATCTGGAGCGATGTGTCCTTGCAGCTCATCAGTCCACCGGGATCGGCTGAGTGGCGACTCCATGCTCGCCGACCTGCTTGCGAGCCTTGGCGAGATGCTCATCGCCGCACACTGGAACGTACGCCCTGCCATCGGCCCAGACCATCGCCTTGTTTGCTGGCGAATCGCAGTATTTGCACTTCTGAGGGCGAGAGATCCTCGGCCGATCGCTGCGCTCCACCACGCCAAAGGCCGCGATCACCTCCGGCAGAGGAATCCACCGGTCAGACCCGGATGGTCGCTCCAGCGCCTCCTTCTTCGGCTTCAGTCGTCGGTGCTGGCGCACGACCTTGAAGCGCTCGCCATCTTTGATGACCGTCTTCGCGGCGTCCGGCGGACAAAATCGGCCGTTCGTGGAGTGGTATGTCTTGGGCATCTACTGCTTCAGAAGTATCTGAGGTTCGAGGGTCTTGAACATCGTAACAAACCTCGCGAACTTGGTCCCGCCATTCCCAGGAACGCCACCATTCAGCGGCTTCTTTTCCATGCCATGCTGGAATGACCGCCTGCTGCCCTTCCCGGTCTGTTTCACGGCCTTGGGCAGCTTGGTGTTGATCCTGTACGGACCGCTGAGATAACCGTACTTGGTCATGGCCCACCGGCAGATATTCCATGCGGCTTTCTTCGACTTCTTGCGCTTCACGTGCAGTGCCATCATGCAGTGCGCGATCTGGGCTGGGATCGTGTTGAGACCCGGCTTTTTCTCCGTTCCAGCCTTCTTCGCGGCGGACTGCTTGATCTCGGCTTGCTTTGCGAGCCGAGCCGCGCTCGCTTGCTCAGCCCCGGACTTCTCCTTTTCGCGCACCTTCTTATCGCGCGTCTTGGCAACCTTCTGCCGAGATTGCTGCTTCTTGAGAGCCTTCGCTCTCTCGGCCTCCGGCGTCTTCGGCTCAGCAGCTTTCTTTGTGGCCAGTGGCTCAGCAGCTTTCTTTGGCCGCTTCTTCTTTCCGAAGATTCGATCGTAGCCAGCTCTGTACTCCGGCGAAGCGGCCTTATCAGCCTCACCGATCAGGTCTGCGATCGAGATCGGATTCATAGCTCAGCCGATCAGGAACGGAACGCCTTCGTTCAGCTCCATGATCTCCTCGTTGAGCGTGGTCACCTCGTCCTTCGACTCGGCCAGCAAAGTCTCTCCGTCGAGCGTCCTGGCTCCGCCAGAAGATGGCAGATCGCTGTACTTGCCGCGCACCCTGCCCAGGCGCTCTTTCACTTTGGCAAGCGCGTAACGCAGGATCAGCTCGCGGTGCCTGTATCGCAGGCGCTTGAAGTCGTTCTTCGGAATCACTGCCGGAGACATCGGATCGTCGCACACAAGTGTTGTGCTGATGTACTTGGCGATTGCCAGCCCTCCGCGCTGATTGCGAGGAGCGATGTGCAGCGTGTTGGTGTCTTTGAAATACTCCCACGCCGGTTCGCTGCCCGTAATACGACGCGCCGTCGAGGCATGCGACAGCATCAGTTCCAGCGTGCCGTAAAACGACCCGCCTGGGACTCCGGTCAGCGACTGAGAGGCGATTGGTATCTGATCGACGTCGATGAAAGCGTATGGGTTGATCGCGGCGATGAGGTCGATCTGGACACCAGGAAACCAGACCTCCAGCAACTCATCGCAGTCATCCGGCATCTGGTATTCCTGGATGCCGCCGACGATATTCTGAACCGCTCGTCGCTTGATGCCGTTGCGACCAATGTACCAGCGGATGGCATCCGCGAAGGAATCCTCGAAGTGATCTTGGCACAGCTCGATGACCACAATGCCGCCGCCAAGGCTCCTCTTGAGCCAGCTAATCGCATCGGCCCTGTTCAGCGGATCGAAGGACGGCGTCATCGCTCGACCAGCCTACTACTTCTTTGGCTTCTTTGGCCTCTTGCGCGGCTTCGCAACCGCACTTGATGCGCCATCTTGCGCAGACTGATCCTCGTCAACGCCTGCGCCGTCGTCGTCCTCGCCATCGAGTTCATCAGACTCAGCGCCCTGGTCCGAGTCAACCGCGTCGTCGCCCTGGTTCGGCTCAACCGTGTCAGCGCTCGGCGCCGGTGACGGAGGATCTTCTGCCACCGCTGGCGCGACCAGCGGAGCGGACTGAACCTCGACTACGAAGCCGTAGCGAACGAACTTGCCGAATCGCTGATCGGTGTACTCCCTATCATCCTCGACCCGAATCTGTGTTCTTCCGATGCTCAGGACAACGTCCTTGCCTCGGAAGGCTGGTGCTTTCTTGTATGTCGGCATGCTTGCTCCTGCTTACGACCTAGTCGTGCCCATTTATCGTGGCCGAGACTTCACGCGACGACTCAGCTCCGCCTTGATGACCTTGGCCTCGGGGCCCCTGAACTGACTGGCGTTGCCGAGGAAGTAGGACACAATGCTGCGCCCCTGGTCGTCGCCATACGTGTCATCGATCTTCTCCATGCCCATCATCGCATCGAGGTACGGCTTGGCCGCGAAGTTGACCGACTTCCACTGCTTGCGGATGACCGAGGCGATCTCGCTGATCGACTTCTCCTTGTAGTCGGTCGGGCTCGGTTGCGGCTGCTTGCCGGGATGCTCGCCAGCTACGCCGGGCGCGCTCTCGTCCATCATCCGACGGATCTTCGAGGCCAGTTCAGCTCCCGACGAAGGCTTCGACTCGCCCACTGGGTTGACCGAAAACGCGCTGTCCGGCATGCCCTGGCCACCCTTGCTCACGGCGCCGCGGAGCGCCTGCAAGAGCGTCTGGCGCTTTCTCTTGGTCTGCTGGTCGTTCTTCGAGCCGAACTCCAGGCTGAGACCAGAGTTGACGGTGATCTTCTGCCCGCCGACGTCCAGCTCGACCTTCCAGCCGCCATATCGCGTATCCGGCCGAGCATCCGTGATCTTGGCCTTGTCGCCGTCGTACCAGACGGTGTCGCCGGTGCGCGGCTTGGCCATG